TTAAATAATTGCATTGATTGCTATTCTCATATTACCTGTAAAATTTGCAAATCCTATTTGCAACTGCATATCACCAGTAGGCCATATACCAAACATTCCACAATTAGATTGAGTAGTACTCTGTTCTATCCCAATACAGTTTGAAACAGCACTTGGTCTAAAACCACTTGGCAAAGTTAGTAAGGCACTATTGAATGGCAATGCACTTTTTACTTGAATTACTAAAAATCCATTTAATACACTTCCTTTTTTATTAAGTCTAACGGATGTGACTTCAAGTATGTTACTATCCGTAACAGTAATTTGTGATGCATCTGTAAGTTCGCTAAGAGTGTTTAATTCTTCCACATCTTCTGTCAGTTCCTTATTACTCTTGGCATAAGGTACATAATCACCATTGTATGATGGTACTGTTATCATAGGCTTAAAGGTAAGATTAACTGTATCTGAATAATTAGACATGATAGTACAGTACACTTTAAGAGTGGACTCTTCTGTAAGTGTAAACACTGCTCCATCACCATAATCAAAAGCGTATTTTGCTCCGTTATTGATATTTACTAATACTCTCCAAGTGTTTTCACTTCCTCCACTAGGACAACCGCTTATTTTATAGGTACCCTTTGGAAGTGTAATAGTTTTATCATGGTCTGCGTTACCTGTTTCACCACTTGCTCTTGAGCCTGTTACTTGTACTACACCATCTGTATTTGTAAATGTATAGCCTTTTTTGACTTCTGAAGCTTGGGTAAAATCAAGCATATTCACAGCGCCATTTACTTCCGTATTGTCAAGAAGTGCTGTGGTGTCTTTGGTGAGTTGCTGATTAGTCTTTGCATATGGCTCATAGGTGTCATCTTGGATTGATGCAAGACGTATCATGGGATAAATAGTAGTAGTTCCGCTATATGGCGTATCAGTATGCAATAATGCCTTGATGTCAGATGCCCCATTAGGAATGATAAACTCTTTATCTGTAATATACTGTATACTTCCATTAAGCATATATGATATAAACATATATGCGTTTCTGTTTGTCGAATTATCAGACATTATTAATTCTTTTCCAATATAGTCTATTGGAAGATTGCCAAGCGTTATATTATTACTGGCCGTACCAGAGCCATTAATTGTTATACTTCCATCGTCATTAACAGTAAAGGTAACTCCACTTCTTGTGTAATTATTACCTCTCCATGTTCCGTCTGTGTTATTTGCAATAATATCCGCAAGATTAAAAGGTAGTAAATTCTTACTCCCATACACATTATTCATGTCTTTAACTTGGTTCGTTAAAGTCTGATTTTCCGCAGTAATCTCTCTGTTTGTCTTAGCGTACTGCTGATAGGTATCATCAGGATCAGAAGCAAGTCGTACCATCGGCTTAAATAAGAGATTTGTTACTGTTGTATTTTCATATACTGCAACAGCAAAAGAACCTACTGTTCCACTAGCATTATTTAGAACAGTGAAAGCATCTGTGCCTGCTCCATCATCAAAATAAGTTCCAGTTGAGCCATCAGCTGATGCCATCCTATAAGCCTGTATTCTATATGTGCTTGCGCTGCCACCACTTGGGCAGCCATTGAGAATTACCTCTTTGCCAAGCATTTCATAATTTGAACTGGCAGCAAAAGTCTTAATACTGGCATTACCGCCTGTGGCTGTTCCTGTTGCGCTTATAGTGCCATCTGAATTAACGGTAAAATCAACGCCACGATATGTATAAACATTACCTGCCCATGTTCCATTAGTGTTTAAGGCTTTGATATCATCTAAATCAAAGGGCAATATATTCTTTGCGCCCAGTGCGCTTCTGGTAGCAGCTTCATCTTCCAGTGCCTTCGTTAAAGCCTCAATATCCGTTGATACATTGTCGGCTGCTTTGATGTTTGTATTTACCACAAGCGCGTTGCCTGCAGTTATTGGTGCTATAACATCATACAAAACATTATTCAGAATAAGCTGCTTGCCAACGGCATAATCATCTGATGCGCTTGTTGCATTTGTTTCAACTGGAGCGATAATAGCTTCTGCTGCTCTGTCGTGACTATCAGTATAAGGCTTGATCAGGTTTTCAACTACCTGTGTTATGCTTTTCATTTTTAGATCCCCCTTATCAGCTTAAGATACTTGCGATTGCGCTGTACTGAGCTTCAGTAACATCGCCGCGTGCATTGTCGATTGCAGTAAATACGCCGCCGGATTCAACAAGATCAGTACTATCTTCTGTAACTGATGCCGTGCTGTCTTTTGCCGCAGCCGTGCCAAGGTCATCAGTGTTTGCCTTCTTGGCTAATTCTGTGTAAGCTGCACCACTTTCAAGCAGATCAGTACTTCCCTGCGTTATTGCGTTTGTGCTATCTTTTGCCGCAGCCGTGCCAAGTGTAGGCTTATTTTTGATATAGTCAACCTTAGTACTGTCAGCTTCGTTCCAATCTGACTGAACCTGCGCGTCCGGGATATCCGGCTGATCTGTAAGGTCGTTATAACTTCCAGAAGTAGCCACGGCTGCAAGTGCTACGTTAACCCACTTGCCTGATGTGCCGTTATAAGACAATACCTGTCCGTTCTGGGCTGTTGTGATAACTACATCTGTCAGATCAGATAAGTTAGCCACTGTTGAACCGTCAGAATTTATCCATCTATGATTTGCAGCATCGTATGTAAGGACCTGCCCATTCTGCACGGAATTGATGACAACATCGTCAATATCATCAAGATTGATGCTGAATGATACATTTGAGTTTTCAAACTTGCCTGATGTCGCATTATAACGAAGTGTCTGACCATTTTCAGGGCTTGCAATAGCAAATATAGCCGCAGGAAGAATAATATCGGTAGTATGACTTGCCCCGGAAGTATCTTCCCATTCAAGCGTAAGTGTCTGTGTGCCGTCGCCGCCATCAACTACGTCCTGTACTTCGCAAGGTGCGCCTTTAAGTGCGCCCATGCCTACAAGCGTCTTATTGATATAGCTTTTTAGCATTCCAATGATTTCAACGTCTTTCATGTGCCCCCCCTTTATGGCTGTGCAAGCCATGACTGTGTTGCATAGTCGTAGAAAAAGACTTCCTGCGTATCCATGCAGAAGAATGATGATCCGTTTGTTATCTCGATATCATCATAGTAGCCAGTTGGCTTAGTGTCTGTGGATAACCCCTTGAAGCTAAGTTCGTAACTTGTATCGTCCTTGGTAAGTGATATCATTGCTTTCCCCTTTCATTATTAGCTTAATATGTTGCTAATAGCCGTGTACTGGCTATCTGTGACGTAACCGACAAAATTTTCTGCGTAATATTTAGCATTATTTTCGTAAGCCGGGCTAGTAGGTGGTACAGGAACGCCCATAATAGTACCCACTGCATAGGCTTCTGACATTTCCATGTAGCCTTTAACTTCATCAACGTGTTGGGCAAGTTCTGCAGCTTCTTCGATAAGCGGAAGGTCGGTTTCGCTTATTGTTGTCGTTTCGTTAAGCGGTGCACGCTCTATCCTGATGATAAAATTAAGTGTTGCAATCCTATCGTCGCCGTTAACAATAACAAGCTCTGCCTGAACATCCCCGGCAAAAATCGTCATCTGCTGAGTTTCAGTTACATAAACTTTTGAGCCGCTATATGTACAGCTATATTGGAATCCAGTATCATCTTTTTTTGTACCTTGAACAGTAATAGAACTGCCCGATGGAATCTCGTAAAGCTGATTTTCTTTGACGATATTAAAGGCCCATGTTTGCCCCTGATCATACTGGCTTACGTGTACAATCGGCGATATGCCGTTAGGGATCAAATCCAGATTAAATTCCTGTGTAGTCATCTAATTTCCTTTCTAGTGCATCAATCCTTTTTTCCTGATCCTGCACCACTTTAACTAGGTCCGCGATTAGTTCATCGTATCGAAGCCCTATAAAATCATCCGACTTATCTTCTACATATACGCCCCAGTCATCGCCGTTCATGGCCTTTTTAACTTCCTGCGCGATAAATCCATGATGATATCTGTCAGATGTTCCGTCTTTAAATTTGAACATTCTGGGATTTAAGGCCATCAAAAAAGACTTGGCTTTTTCAATTACCAAGTCTTTAATATTTTTCTTTTTTCTTGCATCAGAAACAAATACTACACTTCCGCCACTGTCGTATACATTTCCATAAAACTTTGATGAACCATATACGCTAAAGTCGCCTTCGATTAACGCCTGCCCGGCAGATGTTGGGGTTGTCTGTGAACCGTCTTTTCTAACAAGAAGCGTCGGAGTTTGCAAAAATTCCTGATTGATATAGGTGTATCTGATCAAGCTCTGGGCATCTTCTGCATCGCCAAAAAAGATTCCTGCATTATTGCCTAAAAGCGGCAGCGAAGCGACTGTAAACACATTCGCGCCCTGATTAAAAAACGATATGCTACCCGAATCCATAAAGGCGTAAGTAGTATCATCGTTTTCGTCGTATGATGTAAAGTCGCCGTGCAATGAAAGAGCACCAGTAAGGTCTATTTTATTTGCTCTAATGCTTACCTGTTCCGGGCTTTGATTTATTGTTGATATAACAGAACCTTCCTGAACAACTGAATTAAGTCCGTCAGAAGTAAACTGTAATTGTGCACCAACGTAATCTGCAGAACGCTGTTTTATTTCAAAATCATAAATATAAGCCCTAAAGCCTGCGCCAAAAGTCGCAAAACGCCAAAAAACAAAAGCATGCGGCGAAATTATTTCGTCTGAAAGGTTAGGTTCTCTCTTATATGGATCTGCTGTATGTCTTAGTGTGTATGTTCCGCTAAATTCATATTCGTGATTGGCCAAATATGTTTGTCTAGGAAAAGTAAAAATGGTTTCATTCCAAGGAACACCAGTATCTGAACAAAACATAGCAGATAAAGTAACGTTATCATCAAGGGTTTTATCCTGTATGAACTGAAGTTTAAATTTGTATTCTAATGTAGGCTTCCCTACAAGCCTAGTACCCAACCTGATAGAAGGGCCTGTAAGATCACGTTCGTTACTTATTGTGAGCGCAGGATATGTAATTCCGCCAGAAGTAATACTTCCCTGCATAATTCTAAAATAGTCGACAGAATCACTCAAAAACCAACGATTAGGCACATTTGTCATAGCATCATAAGGCACTAAACTGGTGTACATTCTTAGATCATCTTGTGCCCCAACTGTTAATACGTCAGTACTTACAGTATTAGCCTTTATCAGATTTCCGTTAAGCTCTCCTGTATCGATATAATCAGCTACAAAATGGCCGTCAATAGTCCAAGCAGTATCAAAAGGCCCTTCGTAGCCGTTATGTGAGAAGCCGATTCCGTTCAGGTTCATTCTGATAACATTGACTGCGGTTGATATGTCGTCAGTATCCATGATCAGTATTTCTTGCGGTTCGCCATCGCCATTAGTGTTAAATACTACATGGCCGCCAAGTCCGCCCTGTATTAGTTTTGTAGCTCTTCCGACCGCATTTGCTATGCTGTTGCTTACCTGTTCCTGCGTTGGCGAATCAATCGCACTTTGTATGGCCTTAGCAAGTGTATAAGTAGTATCTCCAAGGCTGATGCTGTCGTATCGTTCTGTAAGAACGTTGTAAACAGTCTTTATTACCTTGGTTTTTACATTAACGCCCAACGCCCGGTAAACAACTGTGACATAATCGCACAGCTTCACACGTTCAAGTGCTTCGAACTCTTTATAATCTTCAGTCTGGGCAAGATTAACGAATGATACATCAATGCTATTTTTAAGCTTCCAAGGTGCATTTGATGTAAGATAGCTTTCAGCTCTGGCACGAAGCTGTGCTTCTGTCGGTGCAGTTTCAAAATCAGATCTAAAATCTACAGGCTTGATTATCTTGTAAGGATAATCGGCTGCATGCTCTGATAAGACTACCTTCTCAGGAAGCATTACCCTGTTGCCTTCATCATCCTGCCAGTAAGGCAAAATTCCTGTATAAACGCTTGTTGTATCGATTATATTTTTTAGGTCGGTCAAATTTTTGCCGTATCTGATTGATACGCCATTATCTACGCCCCTGTTCTCCATAAGGTACACGTTGAAATTATCAAATTTGTAATCCTTGCCGCCGTAAACATCCAAAAGCGAACCCTGTTCGCCGCCTAAAAGTCCGCGTACATTTCTTGGTGCGTCAAGATGGAATGCCCCTATTGTCTGTACGTCAGTCTGGAACGTAAAAGGCGAATCGGAAGGCTGTATATTCTCAGAAATCTTGCTGACTGCATCTGCGCATGATATTGCTGTGAACGGTGTAACAGTAAAGCCGTTTAAAACGTATGAAATATGCTCTGCATTTACTGTTACGATTCCGTTTAAGGGCCTTGATACTTTGTAGATGATAAAAGCCTGATTATTACCGCCTTCTTCTGTCTTTGCATAAATAATTGCATTTTCAGCAATATCATCATAGTGCACGCCAGTGATGGGATAAGTTAATTCAAGTTCGAACTGGCCGTTACGCTCTTCCGTAACTTTGCAGCTAATAGCATCAGCAAGCCTTCCAAGGCCATTGTTAAGAAAATCCTGTTCAGTTCCATCAAAAAGAATAGGAATCATTTAATAAACCTCAAATAATAAAGTATCTTGGTGTGATTACCACGCTCGTTATATCCCCGGTAAAATTAACGCCACTTACCCCGGATGGAATTTTAAAGGAATCTGCATTAAAACTCACAAATTTATTGCAGTTAAATCGCCCTTTATAAGCATCCATAAGCTCGCAGTCAATATCAACATAATCGTCAATATCTGATAAAGTAATCAGGTAATCTCCGATTCCGACTGTTCCTGCGCCAGTGCCATACACAGTGATAAACGGCTGCGCATCAAAATTAGTCCTGTTCCAGATGTTGCCTGCAGCTTCAAATGTGACAGGAATTTCCCCGGATTTAAGAAAACGCTGCGGCTTACAGTTGAATACAATATCAAATTCGCCCTGCCTGTTCATATAGCCGCTTGTTTTAACTGTTACGTTTGTATCGAACTGACCAAGCCTGTAAGTGTCAGGCTCGTAAGTATTTTCTATGCGCTGATAGCCCTTGAAGTTTGCCATGTAGTTAGCAAAATCTTCAAGACGTTCTGGCATATCATCAATGATAAAAGCAGGATACTTGATTTCTATATTATCGAAGCTATCTTCATCGATGATAAGTTGACCATTGCGCCCCGGAACTGTATGCGTGCTATACTTTCGCTTTGGCCTGTCATATATGCCTTCACCGCTTATGCGTATGCCGAAATCTAATGAACTTTTCCCTGCAAATGTCAAAAAGTGCATCGTATTCATGTAAATGCCACGCCCCTTCTAACCACGTTATCAGTTATCTTCTGCTCTATGATATTGGCAAGCTCGTTAACATCCTGCCCGGCAGATCCATAAACATTTATGCTTACGCTGTTACTTGTATTGTTATTTGTAGTTCCTGCTGCCATGCCAGATGCGCTCATGCTACCCATAGAAGGGATCATGCTCTGCGTCATTGTATTCATGGCATTTTCAAGCATTGGTATTCCGTTCTGGATACCCTGCGCCATCTGCTTCATCATATCCGGCATGTAGGTGTGGAAGTTGCTTAATGGTCCTTTATCTGGTTCGGAAAAGTGGATAAAGCTTGCAATCGTGTTTGCGACATCTGACATTACCGAAGTAATTCTGCCGATTGCACTTCTGATTCCGTCAACTATTCCGTTTATGATATCCCTGCCCCATCCAAGCGCACGGCTAGGAAGCGATGTAATAAAGTTGATTGCGTTCTGGAATCCGCTTATAACAACAGATGATATGCCGCCGACAGTGTTTGCTATGCTCTGACGCAGGTTACTAAAAGCGTTTATGGCATTGTTTTTAAGCTCTGTAACCCTGTTTACTACATTGTTTTTTATCTCGTTAAACTTGCCTGTAACAGCATTCCAGATGCCAGTAGCCGCATTTGTTATGTTGTTTTTAAGATCCTGCCAGTGCTGTGTTACGTTATCTTTAAAGCTCTGCCACTTCTGTACCATCTGATTAACGCCGTCTTCTACACCTCTCTTAGCACTATCCCATACGGCAGCCAAATTATCTTTAAACCTATTCCATGCTTCGCTCATGTATTCCACGGCCCTGCCTGCAGCTTCCTTGATCTCATCCCAGTACTTAATACATAGAATGATGGCTGCAATAACTAAACCTATTGCCGCGACGATTGGCAAAATAGGCACTACAACTGCCGCTATGGCAGGAATTACTGTTCCTGTCAGCGTAGCCCCTATTGCTGTTATAACAGGAATAGCGGCACTGACTGCTGTAGTAATAGTTCCTACCGCAGAAATAACCGAACCTATCCCGACAATTACCTTACCAACTATCAGCATGATAGGACCAACTGCAGCTACTATTGCAGCAATCTGAACTATATGCTTCTTGGTTTCATCATCCAAAGCCATGAACTTATCAACTACGCCCTGAATCTTCTCGATTACTGGCGTCAAATACTCTGCTATGATGCGGCCCAGTGACGTCATTAAGACATCAAGGCTTGATTTAAGCTTTTCAATAGAACCCCCGAAGCCTTCCATCATTGCCGAACTCATTTCGTCGGTGGTGCCCTTTGCATTGCTGATGCTCTGTGCCAAAGCATCTACATCGGCAGGTGCAGTATTTATAACAGCAAGCCATGCGCTCATCTGATTCTTGCCAAATATAGCACCTGCGGCCGCCATCTGTTCTTGCTCTGACAGATTGCTGAACGCCCTGTTAAGATTTTCCTGTATTACGGTCATATCCTTCATCGAACCGTCAGCATTCCAAATAGAATCCATAGATATGCCGTATTTTTCCATTGCTTCGCGTGCCTGCTTTGTCGGTTCTGCAAGTCTGGCCATGCCTGTTTTTAAGCTGTTGGCTGCAACATTCGCATCAATTCCGGCGTTGGCCATAACGCCAAGCATAAGTGCTGCATCTTCTACCGATTTCCCGGCAGTATTAAAAATAGGTGCTGCAACGCTCATGGATTCAGATAGCGTATTAACGTCCAGTGCAGAATTATTGCAAGCGGCCGCAAATACATCAGCATAATGCTCTGCTGAATCAAAAGAATCCCCGAATCCATTGATCGTAGCTACCAAGCCGCCGCTTACTATGTCAAGATCTCCGGCTTCGCCTGCCGCCAAGTTCATAGCAGGCGCAAGTGCTGCTGCGGCTTCATTAGCTTTTAATCCTGCCCTTGCAAAGTTAAGTGTAGCCTGTGCAGCATCATTCATTCCAAATACGCTGTTACTTGCTGCGGATTCCATAGCCTTGTTAAGCATATCAGCCTGTTCCGCAGAATTGCCCATAGTCTTGTTTGTAAGTGCCATCGTTTTATCAACTTCTGCAAACTTAGCTGCGGCTGCTGTTCCTGCTGCTACAATCGGCACTGTAACCTTGGTTGTCAGATTTGAACCGACATCTGCTATCTTGCCGCCGACTTCCTGCATTTTATCGCCGACTGCTTTTATTTCTTTTCCAACAGCCTGTGCTACCTGTTGCCCCACGCTGCCGAAGCTCTTCATCTGGCTTTCAAGCCCCTTAAGGCTTGATTCGTCAATATCTATCTGGGTTTTTAAATCCCTGAACTCTTGTGAAGTTTCATCAACACCTGCGTCCTTAAGGGCCTGCAGGGCCTTCTTTTCATCTTCGATTTTTTTCTTAGTATCTTCGATGGCTTTGGTAAGCTCTGTCTGCTTATCCTTTAGCAGCTCCGTGTTCTTAGGATCAAATTTAAGTGCACGGTTGATATCGCGCAGATTGGCCTGCGTTTTAGCCATCTGCTGATTCACTGAATATATAGCTTTTGTAAGTTCTGAGGAATCCGCTCCAAGAACGATAGTCAAACCTTTAATTCTGTCGGCCATGCACTCAACCCCTTAATATTTATCAAAATCAGCCTGCGTCGCAAGCTGCCCATAGTCGTAGTTATCGTTATTACTTTCTGTGAAGATATCTAACACTGTGCCAATGCTCAGCCGTTCCAGATCAGCTATCGATATCCCGGTCTGGAAGCATCTGAGCATGTACAGTGATGTGGTGTTTATTCTTTCGCTTTTCCGCGTCCTTTTTTTTTGGGTTCTTCCATCGGTACGCTGTCAGCGACATAAAGCATATAAATTTCGTCGCTTTTCATAGTGACATCAAGCGGATTGAACAGTTCAAGCCATTCGATATAGTTCTGCATCGTAAGGTGCATCATATCGGCTTTATCTGCCTGCTTGGCCATGATGAAGGCAAGCTCCGTGATATCTCCTTCCGCAAGCTCCATTGCCGCTTCTTTTTCATTGATCCCTGTAAACTTCATCAGGTCCTTCTTAAAGAACTGCTTGTAAAAAAGCGGTGTAGCTCCGTTTGCAGTAAAAGTTATTGGTTTACCCCCGACGATTATTTCCTTTGTCATTTTTATGCCCCCTTAAGCTTTAAATTGATGTGAACTTAGCATAGACAGTAGTATCGACAGATACAGGCGCATCAAAGTTAAACGCTGTTGTGAATGTATCTTCTGCATACCATCCATCAAATGTAAATCCACTCTTAGTAGGATCTTCAGGTTTTTCTGCTGTAGCTCCAACCCTAACCTGCTGATCAGGAATGGCTGTTCCGCCATCTGTGTCAAATGTTACTGTGACGTAAGTAGCTACGCCGCTTGGCTGATATACAGCGTCGAAGAATGTAGCATACTGGTCGTTACCTTCTGGGCATCTAGCCTTAACCAGATCCTTATCAAGGGCAGCGTTGTGAATTGCTACGCCAGTGATAGTTACTGTTTCCGTCTGTGGCTCGATTGTTTCCTCAGTAGTCTGACCTGAGATTGTGGGCCTTGTAGCTGTGCAGTTATAAAGCACGTGCCTTGTAGCCTTGGCATCGCCTTCAAACTGGAACATCAGTGCAAAGTGCACTGTCTTAGCTCCGGCATCCTCTACAAGTACGCCGTTTGAATCCTCGATATCTCCAAGAATGTCCTTCTTAAAGGATTCAGGGATAAGTGCTGATTCAAAATCGCCACTGTAGCCGTTATTTGATGTTCCAACCCAGTAATCGATATTGTCAGCACGGAACTTAGTTGTTTCGCCCTGCGCTTCCTGTGACAGGTTTACAGCACCCACCCAAGGCTTAACAGGTCCGTATGTAGCTGTGTTGGTCTGCTCGTCAATAGTCGCTACGGCATAATGAACGTTCTTAAGGCCATATTTGACTTTATTGTTCGCCATTGATTATTACCTCGCTTTCATAAGCTATCTGCCAAATCCTTTCGGATTCGATAAAATTAGGTTCTTTGCTATAACTAAAGCCGTGGGCTGTAAGAACAGCTTCCACGGCTTTTTCTGTGTCAAAATCTCGATTCTTGGTATAAAGTTCAACGGATAATACTTCTTTGTCGCAGTAGTTTGAATTATCAGCCTTGACATCCGTGTCTGTAGCAAAAAACCATACTACAAACGGTGGTGCTTGCGCTGTTCCATCCGGGAACTCAAAATATTCACACGGCAGGCCGATTGATTGCACCATTGCATATACTTCTTCGCGTGTCATGCTCATAATCCGGCTTTAACCTCACTTTCATACTGCAGAACTAATTCTTTTTCGACTTTGGCTATATGTTCACGGCCTTTTACCGGGGCTTTATCTGTCTGATAATTACGCCCTGTTCCGTTAGCTGATACGTGGCCAAATTCAAGAAGATGTGCAAGCCCTGCCTGCTTTTTGTTGTAGATTGTAACGGTTGTATATACTCTGTTTTTTTCTACCTGAGAAGTCCACCCGGTAGGATAAACTTTGCCGTCTGGGAAAGTATTTTTACTTTCGTTGCGAAGTGCCATTGCTCCTTTTTGACCTATCTGCTTCGTGATTATGTCAAGATGATCTTGCACTTCGCCTTCGTACTGATCCAGAATCTTTTTGATTTCATCGCCAAGCCTGTCAACCGTTACCTTCTTCGCCATTAGTGCCGCCTTTTCTCTCAACGTACAGCTCTATGTAATCATCATCAGTCATATAAGTTCTGTAGATTGCATAGCTCTGGCCGTGATATCTGCAGATTGTTTCGCCATGATATTCCCCTTTAAATACTGTGAAAGTAAACTGCGGATTAAGGCCGTTTCTGCCTGCATTAAAAAATTCGCTCCGGCTTACACTGCCCACCTTGCAGAATACTTCCCTTTCAGTATTTACCGGGATATCCTGACCATATTTGTCTTTTGTATATGTCGTTTGCAAAAGAAATAAAGTATCATCCATTGTCGGCCTTCTCGCTTAGAATCCTGTTATTTAGTGCCCATCTGAGCATACGCGGCATGCCTTCGCCTGTATCGCGCCTGCGCCACGTCCATGCGGAATACATGACTATAAGCTGCGCATCTTCCAAGCTGCTAGGGTTTAGCGTAGCCACGCCTTCACGTTCTATCATCAAAGCACTGCTTTTAATGATCTCTGTCAGACGTTCATCGTATGCGGTTGTGCTTAGTATGCCCAAATCAACTTTTAAGCTTTTAAGTATTGCTGTAATCTGCGCATCTGTCATTATCTTCACGCTTTCTTTTTATTGGCCGCTTTCTTTACAGCCGTCTTGGCCTTTGCGGTTGTTGTTTTCTTTTTAGGCTCTGGCTTATCCTGTGGATCTTCTTCGACCTGAGAAGCTTCTTCCCGGACGATATAACCACGATGGATAAGCTGTGCTGCTCTATCAAGATCAGCGCAGGGGTATGTATCCCCTGCGTTGAATCCTTTTAGTGAATCGCGGTCGATAAAAAATTTAATTACCCGGTAATCCATCAGGTTGTAACTGTTACAGCTACAGATGCAGATGCAGAACCGCTAACTGCTGTGATTGTTGCTGAACCAGAAGCAACGCCGTGGATTGTGCCGTCAGCATCAACAGTTGCATAAGTTTCTGCTGATGAAGTCCATGTGATAGGTGCATCAAATGGCATTGTTACGGCTTCAACCTTAACTGTGTCGCCTTCTTCAACTGTTACTGCATTAGCTGAAAGTGCGATAGCCTTAACTGTATTAGCTTCGTCTGGTGCAAATGCTACAAGTGTAGCATCAGGTGTTGTGCCTTCAAGGCCGATAGCAATAAATGCTTCAGCAATAGCAGGCTGACCATCATATCTAGCTGTGCCCTTGAATGCTGTCTTATCCTGCAGGAAGAATACATGCTCTGACTGTGCGAACTTCTTGCCTGCTCTCTCAGCAAGAAGGTAAAGGTCGAAGTATCCGCCGATGATTGTGTTATCAGGGATGAAGTTAAGAACTTCGATAACGCCGCCGACAACTGGCATTGTTCCTGCTACGCCGCTTACGATCTGGCCCTGTGCGTTAACGCTTACTGTTTCAGCCATAAGCTTTGTGTATGTGGTTTCGTTCATTACCCAAACTTTAGGGCCGCGTGCATATTTGCCTTTTGCGGCGCCAGATGCAAGGATGATCTGCTTAAACAGTGCTGCACCTGTAAGGCCTGCAGATATGCTGATGATATTCTTTGTATGAAGATCTTCCCAAGGTCTTGCTGTTGGGCTGTAGTTTGCAGGCTCAGATGTCTGTGCAAGTCTACTAACTACACCAAGCGGCATCTTCTGTGCGCCTGCTGCGTTACGTCCGTAAAGGATAGCCTTATCAACTGCAAGTCCGATTGCCTGTGAAAGTGCATCAAGAAGTGCTGAAGCAAGGTCAATGTCGCTGTCCTCAAGAACTGCATTGCAAACAGCGAAGTAGCCTGCTACCTTGAAGCAGTCAACTTCAACGTCATTAAATGCAAGTGCAAGCTCGTTAAGATTAGCGCAGCACTCTGTCCAGATAGCTTCAGGAATAGTACCCTGTACTACCTGACGGCCTTCGCCTGATACAGCAACTACGTTAACGTACTTATACAGCTTTGAATAATTCTCAACGTTTTCCTTCAAAAGCCCGATAAATCTCTCAGGGATCAAAAGGCCAACGTTATCAAGTGCACGCTTGTTTGCTATGCAGCTTCTAATGTTTGCAAGGAATCCCTTTACATCTTCCTGTGCAAAAAGTGCTGTGCGCTCCTGCGCATCCATTCTTCCAAAAAATCTGTTACGCTTGTTCATAACAATATCAACCTTCCTTTCGTTGTTTTCTGGTGCAGGCGCAGGTACATCTGATGGTGTTGTATCCTGTTCTGCTTCTTCTTCTGCAAGCTCTTTTTCCATTTCCTCGATCTCGTCAGAAAGATTTTTCTTAGCTGCTTCGTGCTCGGCCTTCTCGGAATCGAACTTCTCAACCTCTTCCTCGACTACCTTCTGTGCTTCCTCGGCTTCTTCGCCTTCTGCATTTGCAGCTTCTTCGATTGCCTGTGTAAGCTCGGCTTCGCGTTTTTCAAAATCGGCATCCTTAGCTCTAAGGGCTTCAAGTGCCTTCTTGGCTACGTCAAGCTTTTTTCTCAATACCAGTGCTTTAAGCATCTTTTTCTCCTTTCAGCTTTTTAAGCATCTTTTCTTCCCACGCCTGACTTCTACGCTTCAATATCTCGTCGCGTTCTTTTGCCCTTGCGGCAATAGATGTTTCCTCATAAGCAGGGAATGTACAGGGCGATACTTCGTACAGCTCTACTTCCTTGATAGTCCAGTGAATACTGCCATCTTCTCGGTACTCGGTTTCCTCGTTTAAGATGTCGAAGCCAAAACTGCACTGGTCAACGTCGCCACGCTGTACACGGTTATAAAGGTTCATTGCATCGGTATCGTTCGGATTGATGTCGATGTGCCCCCACAAGCCATGACTGTCAGTGCGCAGCTGTAATGTGCCTGCCTTGGTCCTTCCCAGTACTAACGTCGTATCATGGTTAATAAGTGCCCTGATATCGCCGGAAAGTGTATTATCAAACGCGCCGGGCGCGATTGATTCGCTCATCATTTCGCCTATCTGATAAATGGAATTAAAAACGGCAAAGTAGCCTTCGATTGCTAATTTGCCGTCATCATCACGTGTATTAAACTGTGTTGATGCTGTCCGCATCACTCTTTTAAGCTGTCTTGTATCACTCATTATCTGCACCCCCTGCACTTGTTAATTTCTTCTGGTTGCCTATATCATCAACCGGGATATAGTTTTCAAGGATTCGCAATGTATCAAGGCCTTCAAGCTGATTCATGCCCACCCTGTCACGCACTTCGTTAGGTGTTACGATGCCCTTATCTGCAAGGCCGCCAAATACTTCGTATATGGCTTTGATATCCCAGTCAAGAAGCGAAAGTACGTTGAACTTTAAGTACATCTTTTCCGACAGGATCAGCTTTTTTGTAAGCTCCTGCTGAATTGATATACAGATGGGCTTAATCGTATTCAGGATGAAGTTATTCCAAGCGGCTGCATTATATTCGCCGACGCCTAACAAAAACGGCGGCACACCAAGTATGGCTGCCACCGTTCTTTTATTGATCTGTACTGTATCTGCTATGGCCAGATCGGCAAGCGATAAGGGCTTGACCTGATCAACCTCAAACTGCTGTGCAGGAATAAGCCAAGGTTCGCCGACCTTTGCGCTTTTGACATAACTGTCAAGAAGCTTCTGCCTTCCTGTTGGATTGCTGAACTCTTCTGTTAAGGCGTCAACTTTAACTATGACTGATGGCTTCCACTTAGATTCCATGAAGCCTTTTTCTGTAGTCGCCGCCTGCTTAAGGTTTTCTGCAAGGTCCTTAAGGCATACCGTAAGCCCCTTGCCCTTCCACAGATAAATTTTATCTGGGTTTAAGACAAAATGCAGAAGGCTTTCAGGGTTTCGTTCCTTGCCATCCACAACGACTTTGTAATCACGATAGCCTATCGGATTAAAGCTGACGCGATCAGCTCCTATCGGCTCAAGGTTCTGCAAAAAACCGTTATACGTGTGAGGAATGACTATACTGTTGCCCTTGCCGTACAGCATCAGGTTCATAACTATGGCATTCATCCAAGTGCTGCGCGTCATGTGCATTTCTGGCTCGATGTCTATCTTCCTTGACAGCTCGTTTATGATCCTCTGATCGCCTTTTTCTGTGTTGGCCATTAAGTGAATCGTCAGCGAACCGATAAGCTCTGCTATCTTGTGGCAGGCTGTCATTATCTCAGGATTATCTGCAAGGCTTGTGTACCCGGTACACGCCAAGCTGTCGCCGTCAGTAAGCCATACCGCTATAGGATTCGGTGTAGTATTATCTCTTCTCTGGATGTTTTGATTTCTGTGTTTTTTGCTCATTTATTCGCCCCACCATGACTGTGCTGCTTTCGATTTCTCTGCGTCCGCTATGGACCTTATACAAGCAAAAACAGACGCATCGAATAAGTCAATTCGCTGTGTCTGTTCAACTTTTTCGTATTGCACGGCATCGTCAGTCTTTTCGACTGCTGCCACGTTAGATACGCAGTATTCATACGCCGTTGAATGTAGGTAATACAGATTGCCGTCCTTGGCTGCTTTTTCTATGTGCCTAAAGCCCTGTGACTTCACGTAATAGTACTGCGGCTGATCTATGATATTAAATCCTGCCTGCTTCATCAATGGGAAGTACTCTTCCCCGGCGAATTTTCTATCATGGCCTACCTGCCGGATCTTGAAGCCCATAGCTCTCATTTGTTTAAACCAGTTGACAATATCTGCAATATTGACAGTCGGCGTATTGCTCATTGTAAGCCATCCGTCATCCTGCCACCCATAAAGCGGAATATTATCTTCTTCTGCCTTATGTACAGCCATGACAACCGGGCAAAAGGCATGCGTGATAATTATGTCAACGCCCTGATAGGTGCCAAATAAAGCGGCTGCTGTCAGGTCATGCAAGCGCGATAAATCTGCGCCGCCATACCAGTTGATGCCAAGCTTTGCAAGTTCCTGCAGCGTCCAGTTGTATTTTTTATCTGATGCCCGGAACTCTTCAATATCGAACCATGCACGCATTGCTGCTGTGTACACGTTCAAGGACCTTGATAAAAAATCTTTGCGCATCCTTGGATCATTTTGCGCCTGCAGGGCATCGTTCATGATTTCCTGCGGCCTTATAGTGATGCCATAGTTCGGATTAGCCTTCTGGTGCTGTATCGGATTTGTATAATCGCAGTTTCCTTTTTCGTCGACATCTGCCCGGCAGACAAAACTGAAAAAACTATCATCCTGAACGATTCCTGCTGCCACCTTGCAGGCATATTGCATACGGTCATAACCGAAGCTGTTCATGTTATCGCCTGCTGTAGTAATGCCGACCATCAGCTTATTTGTATAAGCCTTCATGGCTTCTTTGAATCTGTTATATTGTGCCGCCTTCTTAAAGGCCGCAACTTCGTCAGCTATGGCCACGTTACAGTTAAATGAATCCTGTGCATCCGGGTTCGACGCCATAATCTGAATCTCGATACTGCCGTCCGGCCTGCCTTTGCTGTAAAAAGTATATTTAATACTGTGTTCGACGTAGCTGTTCTTAACGTCGAACTGGTCAATTATTTTTTTGTATTCAAGTGTAAACAGGATGAAGTTGAAGGTTTCAAGGGCCTGTTTAAGTGCCGCAGCAACGACATAGATTTTTGAACCTGACTTTCGCTGTATGAATGCGGTGGCGAAGCTGAGTCCGGCCACCATGGAAGTTTTTCCGTTTTTTCTCGGCACATAGATTAGACCTTCCTTAAAACGCCGTTCTTCCGTGCCTACATACCAGAAGCCAAGCAGGTTGTATATAATAAATATCTGCCACGGCTGCAATAAAAAAGGCTTACCCATTAAAGGTTCGCCTTCCAAGCTCTCGCCCTGCTTATGCACGAAAATTCCTTCGATAAGTGATATGGCTGCATCTGGTTGTGTTTCCCGGATCTCAAGATCATCACGCTTAAGGTCGTTTAAGAATCTCTGACAAGCGTTTATCCTATCCTGCCCTGCTATCACTATGCCATTAACTACGTCTTTCGCATATTTAATTGCAACATCTTTGTAGTGTTTACCCCTCATATACTCAAATGCCCAAATCTGCTAGTAACTGTTCAAAAGTGTTTGATTCCTCTTTTTGTATCGATTCGCCAAGGCTCTTTAATCCCTTCGGAGTAAGGCCAAGCTTTTCGTAATATGTCAGCATCGTGCCTGACAGCTTATTGATAGCCGTAAGTGCCGGATTCTCGACAAGATTAGTCTTGCCTGCGGTATTTGTATATGCGATTACAGGCTTTTCGCCACTAGCCTTAAACTGAGTTTTAGCCTTGTCGTAGACTTCCATCAGATAAGCCAGATTGTCGTAAGTCATATCAAAATATTCCGCATAAGTTCCGGCATCTTGGCATAGCTTTATGATTTTCTTTTTGTATCCCGGTTTTTTCATACAATCCTTGCAGTTTTACCTGTGAATTTTTCCCATCGGTCAATAATTACATCGCAGTAATGCGGATCTATCTCACTCATATAGCATTTGCGGCCTAATTGTTCGCAGGCTATCATAGTTGAACCTGAACCACCAAATAGATCTAAAACAAGTTCATCTTTTTTTGAGCTGTTTTGTATTGCCCTTCCCACAAGCTCTATTGGTTTCATTGTCGGATGCAAGTCGCACTTTTTTTCCTTGTCTATATCCCAGATTGTCTTTTCATTTGTTGGACCATACCAGTTAACAGCATCGCCATTACTGCCATATATACAAGGCTCATAGGCGTTCATATACTGCGCCATAAAATCGCCAAAACCACCGCTTGTTTTATGCCAGATGATAATACTTCGCTGCTTAAGCCCTGCATCATAAAAAGCGTTTAAAAATTCCCTGCTTCTGGAATGCGCATAAAAAATATAAAGTGCCGCTTTTTCTTTAGTCGATAATTTTATATTTATAAAAACGTCATACAAGAATTTATATAAATCATCGTAATCAAGTGAATCGTTTTTTATAGCCTTACGACCATTGCTTTTTATTTTTCCATCCTCGATTTGACTGCCGCCACTATAAGCAACGCCGTATGGTGGATCAGTGAAAACCAAATCTGCAGCTTCGCCCTGCATTAAGTTCGCTACAACATCCGCATTCGTTGCATCGCCACAGATTAGCCTGTGCCCCCCCCAATTCGAAAATATCGCCTGTTTGTGCGCGTTTTGGCGTATCATCTGATTCAGTGTAATCATCTTCCTGTACGTCGACAGGATCTTCCACAGCATCAAGATTAAATCCGAACTGGCTCATATCGATATCGCCAAGGGCCTGCAGCTCTGAATCCAAGATATCAAAATTCCAGTTCGACAGCTCTGCCGTTTTGTTATGCGCCAAGGCATAAGCCTTACGCTGTTCGTCAGTCAGATCATCAAGCCGGATGATAGGAACTTTTTTAAGCTTAAGCTGTATAGCTGCCAGTAACCTTCCATGGCCTTCCACTATCTCGTCATGCCATACGCCTATAGGATCATTAAATCCAAATTCCTTGATGCTTGCAGCGATGGCATTCACATCAGCTTCGTGATGCTCTCTGGCATTGTTTTTGTACTCAGTCAAAGTGCTAGGTTTAACATATTCAATTTTTAGCTCCATGATTTACCCCTGTCATAATTTGTATTCAAAAGTGCCCTGTTTTTGGGCCTAACTTTTGCCGCATTAAGATGTAGCTTTGCCTGCCCTAGGAATATAGGTTTGATGCAGGTTTGATGCTACTTTGAATCCAATTTCGCCCTGATTCCAAAGGGCGACCTAAAAAATCGCCGTATATATTTAAAGCTGCCACCCCCATCGTTCCCACGTATCGGCTACTGGGCCTTTACTGGGGCGGGGGCTTAAATATCTTCAAGCTCCACGTCCTTGCATGCGCAATACTGTCGCAGCTCTTTTAATCTCTGGATGGCTTTAGGTCTGTCGTCCATTTCTTTGAAGCAATATTCTTTATTGCAAAAAACAATCTTATCCGGGTTTATTTCTTCGTACTCCCTGACTGTTGGTGCTGTGCGTATGATATAAATTATCTTTGCATAATCGTGCGCCTTGGCTATGAAGCCCTTCAGGAAGTCATTAGCCATACGCCTTGCAGGTTTAAAATAATCTTCGCCCGGTGCGTTTAATCTAAAAGCTCTAGCTATATCGTCAAGATCATAGGCAAGCGCATATTCGTTTAAGTGCTTCCTGACGTATGTGCTTTTTCCTGTTCCGCGTAATCCTACGACAAGAATCGTTTGTGCCTTGCATGATATCTCGATGCCTTTTACTGCTGCTATGGATCTTAAGAACAGCATGCCCTTCTTGCTCAGTTCCCCGGTGTAATGATTGTGCATTTCATCGTGGCATTTGTCGCATAAGCTCATTAAGTTCCACAGCTCATATTTGTAATCTGGATAGCTTTCGATTGGGAATACATGATGCACGCATGTAGCATTGATCATTTTGTTATTAGCCTTACAGCACTGACACATATACTTGTCACGTATTAAGGCTGTATTCCTTAAGGCTATCCACTTGTTCGTTTTATAGAATTGATTTTCAGCGTTTTTTGTCATCTTAAAACGCCTGTCGGCTTTTCATCGCTCCACTGTACATGCGCCATCGTTTCAATGTAATCGCCATGACTGTCAACCCAGTGCTTCTTCATGCTGACCGTGCACATGTAGTATTTAAGATTCATTTCTTCTTCGCCATCCAGAAGGCATCTGTACCAACCTTCCTTACGTGGCCATCCGTCATGCCATACAGCTTCGCCCATGATCTGCCCCTTATCTGTTACCCCTGTACATAGTCGCATGTATTACAATGTGCTACATCGGTTTACCGCATAGCTTTTTACTATGTGCCGATATAGCCTTAAATCGCAAAATTTGGCTGTTTTTCAGTGCCATAGAAAAAAGGCTACCAACAATCCGTGTTGATAACCTTTCTTCCGAATTTGGGGCATTTAAGCCACAAATGGCATTGGTTAATGCGATAGGGGTAAACCAATCTTTAACCAATGCCATATTATCACAGATGAAAGTACCTTTTCGTACCCAATTTCAAAATGCACTTGTTTACTGGGTTCGAATCTCTATATTGATTACATACCTTTTTCCGTCGATTTCTCGCTCAAGAAAATATCCGGCTGAATCAGCACCAGTTTCTCTCATTACTTCGATAGCTTTGTCTATGTCTAATTGCATTGTTAACTCCTTCCCTTAAGCAAATCTGTTATAAATTTCATAGCGTACGCCGTCACGCTCCACGATAAGCGGATAATCTTCTGTGCACCATTCTGATTCCGGGCAAATGACAGCCCTATCACTTTCGGGCCTAAAAAGGTCGTACTGCAGCCTGCGTGCTTCTTGATATTCGTCTACGTTCACGATTATAGTTCGCATAACATTCCCCTTACCCTTGCGGCCATGATCAGACGGTCAACGCTCTGGTCATTTACAAGATTGTCAATATCTTCCAGAAGCTTTAAGCTCTTTTCGGCGTACATCAGCGTTTCGATGTAGTCAGCCGTGCAGCCCATCCTTGTAGCTCTGTTAATTTCTTCATGTAGATTTTTTATTGCTTTCCTTCTCAGCATCTTTTGCCCCCTGTATCTTGGCAAGGTTCATCAGTGCCCTGCCATGCACTTTTTTGACATACCCTTCAAAGTAGTTCATGCGGATAGCTACCTGATTCCACGTCGGAAGCTGACCTTCTATCGTGGTCAGATAGTAATACCGCATAACCCTTCTTTCGTTAGGATCATCAAGTTTTTGAATCATCTGCTCGGCAACGATCTGGTGCTTTGTCAGGATCATTATTTGCCTTCCAAGCTCCATATCAAGGTCAACAAGTGCTGCACAGATTCTTGACATAGTATCATCTGGGCTTACCTGTACCTTGTCGCCGTCATATGTTATGGCCCTTGGCATCAGTTCAAGCTCTTTTTGCTGACGCAAATTTTTAAGTTCCTGAATCTCAGCCATTTCCCGGCGAATGTCACGCAAAAACTGCTTAACTTCTTTAAGCCCCGGATTCCGCACTTCTTCCATCACGGCTTGGTGGAAGGCTTGATTTAATTTTCCGATCTTCTCTTCTTTTGTCATGGTATCCCCCTACTTCTCCCCCAGAATAAGGTTCTCCACGTGCCTGCTGCCTATGCGCTAATATCTGCCATCAGCAACCTTCTTGCATAGTATCGTCACAGGAAGATAAGCATCTTCCCAGTGCTCACACTCTTTAATAGTTTGGCTAATCTCTTCTGCAAGCTCTTTTCTTTTTCTTGCAGCATAAGCTTCTGCATTTTCTGTCATTCTGTCGGCTATTATTGCCAAGGATTCAGCCATGTTTGACATCATCCCAGAATAAAAATGAAATACACTTAAATTTTCGTCATTTAGCGCCTTTTGCATCATTTCGTCAAATTTTTCCTTCTGTGTCACTTTCGTTTACTCCTTCTTGGTCCAGTTCTGCCCTTAGTTTATTAAAATCTCTTTTCAAATCAAAAATTTGCCCACTAAGGAAAAAGCAAAATTTATTTAATTTTGAAATTGTTATCGAATGCAGTATAAATGCAGTTCCTAAAAGAATAACCGCAATGGCATTCAGTATGCTTGATATTGCTTGATAAGTCATTTTCTTGCCCCTTTCATAGTTCCGTTGTACATCCATGATCTTCAAGCCATCTTTTAGCTTCCAGTCGTTCTTTTGCTGTCGAACTTTTCAAGTGATAGACCATTTTCCGCATCGCGACTTCGATTACCTTGTCATTCGTCGGAAGTGGCAAGGCATAAGCCCCTTTAACCGTCCACTTAAGATAAAATTCCCTAAACTTCTGGACGTCATAGTTTTTAACAGCTTCGTCGCGCTCTTTATTAAATTGCTCAATATCTGCCCTTGTCATGGCTCTACTTCCCCCAGTTCTTCTTTTGCCTTCTGGTACTCAAAGCGCGTGCAGGTTTCCCACTGGCGTTCCTTGTGGCCATCTGCATAAGTGACCAAGTACAACAGCTCGAAGCTCTCAGGATGATGCTGCGTATATTGCTTGTCGCTCATTGTGTAGTACTCGGTCCATTCTGAGTTGTAACGATAATCGATAAGCGTCTTTTGCTCTTCGGTAAAGTAGTCGCAGGAAGTCATTGTCATCAGGATCAGCGATAGACAAATTATTATTTTAAATTTCTTTTGCATCTGGATTCCCCCGGTACTTCTTGCTTCGATTATCGCATTCAAAAGGGCAGAATGCGCACATCGTTCCTTCCGTGAACACGACGCATCGATTTTTTAGCATTTTGTTTTCGTGTTTTAGCTCTTCAATGGCTTTTTGAATTTCTGCTTCCAACTTGGTTTACCCCCTTTTTCATCTGATCATGCCGATAGCCAGTGCTATATAAACAATCCATAGCAGGAATAAACACCATACTACAAGCACGATTATCTCTAGTTTTTTCATGTTCCCCCTATGCAGATGCAGATAAAATCAACTGCATCGGCCAGAAAAAAGATGCTGCCTATACTGAACCCTTCCGGGATCAGCTTGTATCTTGTCTGTACTTCCGGCACGTACTTGAGCGTGCCGATGTGAAAAGTGCCGTCTTTAAGTCTTACCTGCACAATCCTGTCAACATACGGCCACAGCTTTGCCTTTTCCATTCTCAGCCCCCTTAATCTTCGTGGTCGGATATCCAGTAATAGATCCCCACTAGGATGATCACGCCCAGAATATAAAACAGTTTCATTTCTTCCCCTGTTCCGCCAAGAACTCGCGAAGCCTTGTAATGCCGTCCTTAATCGGCTTGCACTCTTTGAAGCTCTTTATCAGCGTAGCTTCCTGCTCGATGTGATCATAAAGCCACTTGCGCTTATATATCACATAATCGCCTACTACTGCCTTGACCACTGTGCCTTCAGTCATCCGCTTGCCTAGCTCTGCATAATCGTTTTTCATGTTTGCCCCCCTGTTAGAAATTTTTTAACAGCATCAGCAAGGCAAATAATTCCAATCCCCCTAGTATTGCAAAAATAAATTCCAAGAATGTCAGCTCTTTATCGCTCAAAGCGTGCCCCCTTAGTATTAAATCCGGCGCAGGTACATGTCATACAAAAGTTGGGGTTTCCTCCTTCCATGCGTATTTTTAGTGAAAATC